ATTAAAGTAAAGTTTTTGCATAAAAAAACCGGTAACATATTAGACAGATTTACTAACTTTGTTACCGGTTTAATAATTAAAAAATAACTATTAATAAACTTGGATACAACGGTCCATTCTCAAGTTACAAGTAATTTGAGCTAATGCATCATTGTTATAATCTAAATCCCCAAAGTTTAAACTTGTTAAAAAGCAACCTTGGATAATCCATTTCTCAACAACAACTCCCGTTGGGTCAAGCATTTCAAGTTCAATATCTTTTTTATATCCAGCAGCATAACCCATTCTACCTGTTACTGATTCAGCATGTAAACGGAACCATTCCATTAACGCTTGAGAAGCTGATGGTCCAATAGGGTCTTTAAAAGTAACACTCATTTCTTCCCAAGTAAATCTACCAGCAACATATGTTGAAGTGTTTAGAAAAGGAATCTCTGTTGAGTTAATTTTTGCTGATGGTCTTTTTGTTGAGGAAACATACCATTCATTGATGCCCAAAGATGATGGGAATCTAAGAATAAATCTGTTCTGTCTTTTCGGTTCGTAAGGAACCGGCATTTTCATTAGTAAATCTGCCATTTTGTATTTGTTAAGTTTTTTGTTATTTTATACTTCTTATAAATATATGTTATTTGGAAATAAATTTATTTTTAGGTTGCTACTTGATTTTACCAATTATTTTTCGTAGTTTTTTACAAACCCTCCAGTATTCTAGTTCCAGTAATAAATAATATATCTAGTTTTTTATAATTTATTCAATATTAAATAAATACTAGTATAACCGGTTCTAGATTATACTAGTATATACTGGGTGAAGTAAAACAATTCAATTATTATATCAAATTGTTCCACGTGGAACATTACGTAAATAAAGAAGGAGGTCAAAAGACCTCCCTCCTATTTTTATATCTCCTTTTAGATTAGATATTTTCAAATGAAGCTCCTGTTGGAGTAATAACAAATTCAACATCAATAAATTCAAGAGATCGAGTAGGTTTAATGTAAATTTTACCTCTCAATGTATTTGCGTCAATATCTTCTGGGTCACTAGAAACAGTAACTTTGAATTCATACAAACCTCTTTCTTTCTTAATTGAATCTAAAATTGGATTAACCAATCTTAAGAATTCTTGTCTTACTTGCTCATCGTTTTGTTCAAACAATAATCTAACTGCAACCGCAGAAATAAGTTTTCTTGCTCTTAACAGTAATCTTCTTACGTTAATTCTATCCAAAGCTGATTCTCTTACTTGTAATGTTTTATTACCCCAAATGATAGTTCCTGTATCTGAGAAAGTAGCGATTGGGTTAATTCTATTCTTATATAAATCATCTCTTTCATCAAGAGTTAATTTTTTAGTGGCTTTAACCGCATTTACTAAACCTCTTTGATAACCAGCTACTGCAAACCAAGGATATGAAACATTATCGGTTAATGCAATGTTCTTCAATACTTCACCTGTTGGTGGGATGTAAAGATTAGTTGCATTGTCCGTATCTCTTACTTGAATCCAAGGCCAATATGTTGCTGAATAGTTAGAATCAATTGACGCTGTGTCTAAATCATCAACAATTTGACTTGCTGCAGTTGTACCTGTGATGTTTGGTGAGTTCATTATATATAATGAATCCGCTCTATCATTTTCAATCATATCGATTGCTTGATTTACTAAAGAACTATGGTCTCTGAAGTTAATACCAGGTGTTGCGAAAACGTTAATATCGACAGCTTCAGGGTTAGCAAAAGTGTTAATAGCATCTAAATAAGCATAATAATCAGAATTACCTGAATCAGGATTAAATACCCCACTATATGCACCATTTGTTTTGTTATTACTATAAGTTGTTTTACCAAAAATGTAAGCGTCTGTGTATGTTCTCGTTTGTCTGTAGATATCCCAACCATCAGTACCACCACAAGTTGCAAATGTAAATTTACGATATGCAATATTGTCTAATTTACCTTTTGTTGTTCCTTCTAAATCATATGGTGTACATTGATATGTTGTACCAGTGATAGCACTTGCGTTTGTTGATAAGTGGAATCCGAAAGTTTCCGTTGTACCACTTGTACCTTTATATTTAAATAAATCTTTATCAAATCCAACTTGAGATGATAAACCTAACATCACTTTTTTAATTTTATCTCCACTTTCAACATTTGCGGTACCATCTGCTGTGTATGTTACAATATCACCAGCATCATTGTAATCTGTTTTATATATAACACTACCCAATGTTGTACCACTAAAATTAGTATTGTTTATAAAACCTTTAAATCCTGCAGGAAAAGCATCTGTTGGGTGATTGTCCGCTAAAGATAACATGATGTATTTTGAACGTAATTCGTACTCACCATCTGAAGTACCTATTTTTCTACCAATATAACCAGGTTCATCTGGATTCATTGAACATCTTGAATATTTTTCAAGTACTACTTGGTTCTCATCAGTATCATTAAAATCACGTACAATTAAATCAAATTCTCCCGAATCTAAATTAATATTTTGTATTGTAATTTTAACTTGGTAATTAGAACTATCTCCGTCTGAAATTGTAATAACTTCAAATAAATCAGATACTTCACCACCACGAACTTCAGAAACTACCATTGGTGAAACCGATGTAGACCATTTTCCAATAAAATTAGAACCCTCATTATTGAATACTTTAGTTGTACTTAAACCTCTAATAAGACCTCTTTCGAATGCACTCTTTAATAAATTAGAATAACATTCATCAACATATAAAGGAAAATCAGCATAAGACTTGTCAAATACCCCTGTTCCTAACACTTTTTTAACAAATTTTGTTGATGTAGTGTCTAATGTACAGTTAAATGATTTCGCCCCACCAGTTAAACCTGTAACGTTGATTTGGAATTCTCCCAATGGATTTAACTCAATATCAGTTACTTCCGCTAACGATACTTGAGTTGTTCCCGTTACCTCATATGTTAATAATTCAGACACATAACGACCTCTTGATCTTAATGTTAGAACTGAAACGTTATGGTAATCTGTGTTTAATTCTGCGTGGTATACATATTTTGTTACATCAAATCTTGTATTTCCAGAACTCCAAACAAATAGATATGAATGTACTTGATTGATTGTTGCACCTGAATTATAGAATTTATTGTACCATTCTTTATTATTTGGTGATTCCGCGGTTACTTTACCTGTTAATGGTGAAACAACCTCAGTTCCAGTTGGTAAAGATACGTTTGACGGTATTAAACCAATACTAAACCATTTACCATCATTACTTGTACTTGCAGTATAACCACTAAATGTTTCAATAATGTAATCGGTAATAGTTGAACCATCAGATGCAGTTTTACCTGATAATTCACCATATATTGTACTACCAGTAATTGTTAATGTTGTTGCTGACATTACTGCACCTGTATCACCACTATAACTGTTTTCCCAAGTAGTTCCTGTTGGTGAAATACCACCTAATGTTTTAATTGCGAATGTTTTACCCGCATTATATCCCGTCAAACCTAATACTCTTGTTACGAATAATTGGTTGGACTCTTGTAAATAAGATTTAGCCACATAAGGTAATTCATACTTTGGGTTACCAACTCCGTCTTTTTCAGGAGATGTACCACCAAAATATGTTTTGAATTCGTCGAAATCTCCTACTAAAATTGGTTCGAAAGCGGGACCCTTTAAGGTTTCACCCACTAACCCCAATGTAGTTACTCCGACACTTTGAGCTACGAATGTTAGATCCTTCTCAGATGTGTAGACACCTGGAGAAACGAATACTCTGTTTGAATTTGCCATCGATTGTTGTTTGGTTAATTATTTTTATTAGTTATTCTATAAATATCTTTGTTTTTACCAAAGATTTCCGTACTTTTCCTAAAAAAGATAGTAAATTATCTTTTTATATCTTTTACTATCTTTTACTATGGAAAACAATCAAAAAAATGTAAAAATCAGTGAAAAACATCATGAGATGTTAAAAACACACTGTGAAAAGAATGGATTAAAAATTTACAAAGTCTTAGAAAAATTTATTGAAGACTTATGTAAACCAAAAAAGAAAGACTTATATGGTGATGATTAGTATAGATATGTAACACCTATTCTTGACCCAACAACAGGTGTCCCACCTAAAGTTATTTGTTGATTTCCTGTAATATCAAATCCTGAACCTTCTTCTTGTAATAGACCATTAATATCAACGGTTACAATACTATTAATTGAATTATTTAATGTAAAAACAATTCCGGTACCATCATAAGTAAAATATTCCGTTGTTACTTGTAGAATGGTACCATATGTGTCGATAATTGTACTATTTCTACCTTTATAATAGGTTATTGTTACTAAACTACCTTCAGGAGGTGGTTCAGAAAATGTTACTTTTGATGTGTAGGCAACATGAAAATAATCACTATCTCTTTCTTGTACCAATCCATTTACAGAAGTATTAAAAAGAGTACCTATACTTTCACCAACACTAAATTGTGTTTGTATACCATCTGCGGGAAAAGTTGCAATTGTTACATCAATTAATTTATTGATAAACTTTTTAGTAACTTGTTTTTCTTTAATAAATTCATTTAAAAGAAAAAATCTACTTATTGCTGGTTTAACCTCAAATTCTTCACTATCAATTAAAATACCCAACATTATAAATTTATAATTTTGCACATAAAATCTACGACCGTCAATAGTATCGATTGGACTATTATCATCAATACCCTCTAATATTATTGGAATATAATGTCCCTTTACTGAAGTGTATGCTTGTCTAGATGAGAATTTCTGTAAAACAATTTTATTAAATTTATTTAAATCTCTAAATTTATGGCAAACAATTGTCACCTCAAATGTTATATCTACAGCAACAGGTTGTGGCATTTTATATATGTCTGCACCAATTTGAGTTCCATTCCACGTAGGTACAGACGCATAATGGAAAGTTCTTCTATCAGGAATCGTTCTTTGTGTGACAGGATTTGTTCCGGGTTGTACATCGGGTTTTCTTATAATTGCAATAAATGGTACCTTAACATTCCCGTCATCATCTGAAAATTCCCAATTATTTGTAAATTCTCCCCATCTTTGTATTGTTAATATTTTAGGTATGATTGGTATTTGACTACCATCAGACACAACAACAAAATTATTTTTTACAAAATCTAACATTCCACCATCTAAATCGTCATGAAGTATTGAGTCAGGTAAATATGAATCTGATTTTGTAATTCTATCCAATAATTCCTGTCTTCTCTCCATAACTTGTTTACCTTGGAACGATTCTCTCGCACCACCATAAACATCAATATTGTTTTTTCTTTTAGGTATTCCCATGTTAAATTCCTCTAAATTCGTTTTGTTGTGTTGGTACACACACTATAGTTCTATAATGTGGCTTATAACCAAACATTTTGTGTTTATTATCCGAAGTAACCTTACCATCATTAGATACCGTGTAAAATCTTAATTTATCCTCCGAATCGGGATATCCAATATAATCACCATATCGAATATCAACATTTAATTCCTCTAAATGTGAAATATATACTGATAATGTTAAATTACCGGGTTCGTTATATCTAACCATCCCATTTTTATATGAAGCATTTTTTGGTTCCTCAATTTTAACCAATGCATTAAATTCAATTGGAGGAAAATATTTTATCTCATCCGAACCAGCTTCCGCATATACCGCATCGTTATCTGTTTTTGACCTATCAACACGATACAAGACTAATTTCATGTTTAAATCACCATGAAGATATTCTCTACCCATTTGAATGTTTATGTCAAAATCGTCTTGAGAGAAAAATTTGGACAGTCTCGTAATTGGTAATTTATTGTTCATATCCTAATAAATAGTTTAATCTTATGTTCTTATTATTTATATTTTAATATGGAAACAAAGATTCCCGAAATTGAGGCTAGAAATATACTTTCAACATACGAAGGTTCTAATAATCAATTATTGGATTGGAAAAGAAAATTTACGGATGTTAAAAATTTTAAATTAACAAGACCCCAATCGGAGTATGTTCAGAAATATCATGAAGTAACACCTAAAATTGCGAGAAAGTATATCAATATTGTAAATTCTTTTGGTGAGAAAATAATGGATGAGAGACTATTAACCACCCCACCAACTAAAATATGGTGTGAAAAACTTTTATGTGAATCTGATAAGGCATATCATATATGGGGTAAAGTTTTAGAGGTTGATCAATTAAGTGCTATGTGGTTACCCAAAGCTGCGGTAATGCAAGAGGAGAAAAAACTTAATAGGGTAATTGATTATAGTAAGTATAGTACGAGACCACCAATGGACCATCAAAAAATTGCAATTGAAAAACTACTTGCAAATGATAAATTTATTTTAGCGGATGACATGGGTCTTGGAAAAACTACGTCGGCGGTGATAGCATCATTAGAAAGTAAAGCAAGAAAAATACTTATTGTATGTCCGGCTTCTTTAAAAATAAATTGGGAAAGGGAAATAAAGAACTATTCAGATAGAAAAGTTTTAATTGTCGAAGGACGTAAATGGGGTTCTACTTTTGATTTCTACATTATTAACTATGATATTATTAAAAACTACCACACTACAGACAAGAGTGAAGATAGCGACGATTATAAATTATTGGTTAATGCCAATTTTGACTTGGCAATCGTAGATGAGGCACATTACATTTCAAACGCCACAGCAAATAGAACTCGTTTATTAAATGATGTACTTGAAACAATACCAAAAGTTTGGTTATTAACAGGTACACCTATGACATCAAGACCAATTAACTATTTTAATTTACTTAAAATTGTTGAGTCACCATTAACATTAAATTGGCAATCATATGTTCGTAGATATTGTGCGGGATATCAATTTAGAGTTGGCAATCGTAAAGTGTGGAATACCAATGGTGCAAGTAATTTAGATGAACTTCGTGAACGTACCAAAAATATTGTTCTTCGTAGAATGAAAACCGATATTCTTGATTTACCCGAAAAGATTGTTACACCTGTGTTTGTGGAATTAAACAGTAAAATGTATGATGAGGAATTAGAAGAGTTTACACGTATTAGTAATGATAAAAAAGACGATGAAACCATTACTGTTACCTTAAATCGTTTAATGAAAATTAGACAATTGATATCATATGAAAAAATTCCGTACACTTGTGAAATCATTGATAGATGTTTGGAACAAGGTAAGAAAGTCATTGTTCTAACAAATTTCACAATGACTTTGGATATGCTACATGAAAAATATAAAAAGAATTCTGTAACTCTTGATGGTCGAATGAATAAAGACAGAAGACAAGAGAATGTGGATAGATTTCAAAATGAAGATAAGATTAAAGTATTCATTGGTAACATTAAAGCCGCGGGTGTTGGTATTACATTAACCGCCGCAGAAGTTGTAATTATGAATGACTTATCGTTTGTACCTGCAGATCATTCACAAGGTGAAGATAGAGCATATAGATATGGACAAAAAAATAGTGTTCTCGTATACTATCCTGTATTTGAGAACACCGTCGAAAAGATTATTTATAATATACTACAAAAGAAAAAGGGTGTTATTGACCAAGTTATGGGAGATGGTGAATATTCCGAATCATTTAGTAAAGATTTACTTAAACAACTCCTTTAATTCTTTTATTTTATTATCCAATAAAAAATCTAATTCTTTATCTTCATAATCCGATACGTTAACAATTATTGTTTTTTCATTCTCATCAAAATTTACATAATTACCCCCATCCTCCTTTTGATATGTAAAAACAACATTATTTATTCCACATAGGACTAATAGTTCATTTAGTTTATTTGTTGTAGTCATAATACCAAAAATAAACTATTTATTGGAATATACCAAATTATGGCTACAATTATTTCACAAACAGAAAAAGAAAAATTATACACCCAAGTTTTCCATTTATTAGGAATGCCCGTTCGTGGTATTGAACTTACAGAGGAACAAATGGACACATTTTTAGAATTTTCGGTATCAGAATATGAACAATATGTTAGTGATTGGTTAATTGAATCTCAATGGTCCGCACTGGCCGGATTAGATGTAGACACACAATCATTATCAAGAGCATTTACAACCAGAAGTTTAGATTATGAAACACAATATACATATTCATATTCTAAAATTGTTGGTTTACAAGCTGGTGGTGATAATGAAATGAAAAAAGATTACTTTACCCTTACGGGAGGAACCCAAACGTATGAAATACCTGCAGGTAGAGAAATAAATGAATTATTATGGTTTACTCGTGCAGAATTAACTGATTCAATAGTTGACCCATTCTTAGGAGGATTTGGTGGATTAGGTGGAGTTGGTTTTGGGGGTGTTGGTGGATTTGCTCAAGTTGGTTCCGCGGGTTCATATTTTATGTTACCGGCATTTGATTTATTATTAAGAATGCAAGATAGAAGTATCAAAAACAGAATCATTGGTGGTGAATTAACATATAGAATCACCGCAGGTCCTGAAGGTAAAAAATTGGTTCATTTATATAATGTCCCTGGCGGTAAATTTGATTTTGGTAACAATGCAAATAAAAATTACCAAGTTTGGTATTGGTATTACGATACGATGGATAGAGACACTTGTTTAGAGAAAAACAAAGATGTTATCAAATTACCATCTGATGTTATGACTGAAGAATTAACTTGGGATAAAATGAATAAACCTTCACAAAACTGGGTTAGAAAATATCTTATTGGTTATGCAAAAGAAGGGTTAGGTCGTATTTGGGGTAAGTTTTCGGGTGATTTGCAAGTTCCTGATAGTGCAGTTAAATTAGATTATAGTTCATTACTTACCGAAGGTAAAGATGAAAGAATGAAATTAGTTGAAGAATTAATGCAAAGACTTGAAAGACTCCGCCCCGACAAGATTCTTGAAAGAAAAGGTGCCGAAGCGGAGAATTTAAACAAAGCTCTTAAGTATAGGGCAATGCCAAGTCCATTTAATGTAATCTAAACCTCTATGGCGTGGTAAGCATAGTCATGACCATCATTTTCGATTATTTCATCTTCATTACTAATCGTACTTTCGGCCTGTAGTGATACAACCTTTCTATTATGTTCGACCCAATTTTGGTCTACTAATTTTAAACTATCTTCTACGTACATAAAGTAAGGGTCTCTCCCAACTCTGTTCCAAAAAATAACCTCACTATCGGATAAAGTCATAACTTCATCAAATTTATCCTGTCCACTCTCCTTCAATGGATAACCGTTAACTAACTCACATTGTAATTTAGTAAAGTATTGTCTATCCTTAGGATCTTCAATTAATATATCTTCACGAATACTTGGGTTAAACGCCACTAATAAAGGTTCAACTCTTTTATTAAAATTATTGAGGTAACGAGGAACATTATAGTCACCTTTTAAATCAGGATTATTAGTTATTTCTTTCTCATCAATCATATAACAATTAACCTCGATATAACCATCTGGCATTGGATAACCATTTTTTGCAATAAATTCCTCTTGTTGTTTTTTTGTTGGTTTTGTTATTTTTTGTACGTCTCCCGATGATTTTTTAATACCATTATTTACATAGTAAATCGTATCACCTAAACCTGCCGGATAATCATTTTGAATAATTAATTCCATATGTGCTTGTCGAGACATCAAAGACCCTGATTTCGTTGTTTTAGTAACATATTTTTTATAATCATTGATACTTTGTTTAACACGAGCCTTATTTGCTATTTTAGATAATGGTATTTCTTTATTATAAATTTTTTCCACATAGTCGTAGTACAATTCAACAAATGAATGACCGTCACCATTTAAAAGATGTTTTAACCCTTCATCTAAAAACTCCACAACATATGTTTGTAATTTTTTAGATTTAATTGTGTTTCCTGTAAGTTTAATTTTTTCTTTACCCTTTTTCATCAATTTAATGATATAATTTTTACGAGAAACATTAATACAAGCTGGAGCGGTATAGTCAATATCAAGTCCCATTTCACCTCTCATGAATATATCATTAAACTCTGCGGTGTCCGCCTCAAT